ACTTCACCAACAGGATCGTTTTCGTTGAGTGTAGTCAAAGAGTTTTCAATATACCAACCACCAATACCTTGGAAGGCGTGGGAGTATAGTTTCGCCCATGGGAGAGTCTCTCCATCAGGGGCAGGGAGGAAACGGATAACAGCGTATCCATTTCCAGAAGCGTCAACCTCTGGTTTCCAGAAACGTTCATCAACGTTCTTACCGCTGGATGATTTCTCTAATTCCTTTTGTAGGAAGTCAAAGTTGGTCTGGGATTTACGCTTAAGGTCTGAAAAAGACATAGATTTTTTGGATTAGATTGGATTTGGTTTACGTGTTGGGTCTTACGTGCGAACCAGTCTCCCAGTCCCGTCTGCCCAACGAAGTTATTATAGCAGGGTGTGGGGTGGGTGTCAACCCGGTGGACCTTCACCGTTTTCAAAACGAGTCTTGAGATTTTGAACTTTCTCCAACAACTCATCAAACATCTGCTCGATAGGTGTACCAGGTGTGGCACCTAGCATAACAACCCCTTGCTTCATTGTCTCAAGGACAGAGACAGCTTCAGGATCGTCACTCAACTTGATACGAGCATGAAAGATCTTTTGCTTTTCAATAAGAGTTGCTAGAGTATCAAAGTATTCTAGTTTACGTTCTTCATCAAGAAGAGCAAAGTTCATAGCAGATCTAAAACAAAACTGCTGTAGTTCCATCATCTCTTGGATATCTCCTCGGATGATATCTGATTTAAAGAAGCTCATACTAATGTCAACTTGGCACGACTGGTTTTTTTCATAAAGTTAAGTTGCTGTGCGTCATGACGCAACTTTTCTTTGAGTGGTTTACTAATTAATTTATTAATAGTATCAACTTCAATCTCATTCACTTCACAGTAGTGGATAACCGAATCAATATAATTCATATCGGGATTGTGTAAAGCAATCTTCTCCACCTCCTGCGAGAATCTCGCAGCAGTCATAAACTTATCCTCTAATAATTGTTTCTTGTCCATATTGTTCTTGATACTCCGAGATATAACTCATTAGTTTCATAAAGAATTCTTTCTTAGGTGGAAGCTCCTTAACTTGAGTCTCTCCGTTTTCACAAGCAACAATAGTAACGAGTTGTTTGACACTCAACCCGTAATTTTCTTGTAGCATACATGCATATGCAGTTTCTTGAACGAAGTAATCGTAGAGGTATGCTTCACGCTTTGGTTGTTCTGCTGTCTTAAAGTCAATGATAGACAACACACCGTCAAACTCAGCGATACAATCTACTCGCCCAGCAATCTCTAAATGTTTAGAGTAGAGCGCCGCTTCCTGTAAGTAAATATTATTTATACGGTCCAAAGTAGGACGACTATGATGAAACATTAGTACAGGAAGTGGGTGCGATTTATACTTCTTTAGGTCTAGATTATTATTGAGGTAGTCCTCAGCAATAGAGTGATACTTGTTTCCTCTACCAGTAGCACGAGTGGACTTGGCATTCGCTGCCTTCTCACCAACGCGAGCTCGCCACTTAGCAAGACCTTCTAACTTTTTTTTGTTGTTGCCAATCACAGTGGTGACAGATGGATAATGATGTCCTGTTGGTGTAAGATAAACACGTTTTCCCTCCACCATTTTAGCAGACATTTCAATAGGATCTAATCCCACATGATTGAACAGTTTCATAGACCTAGATTAATTTTATTAATAATGTAAGATTTGACAAGACCAGAGCGAACGATATCATCCACACCAAACTCAACCAGTGCGAACTCATCCATGTTTTGTAGGATGCGTTGGAAGTCTAGGATACCTGAGCGTTCAGAGATCTTTTGAAGATCAGTTTGTGCTGCGTCTCCACAGAAAATGATCTTGCTGTCCTGTCCGACACGAGTGATGATTGAATCTAGTTCATGGAAGTTTAGGTTCTGACACTCATCAATGATAACGATAGCATTGTCAAGTGTAGTGCCACGAATGAAACTAGTAGACCAGAAGGAGATAGTTTCCTGTGCCTTCAGGTTATCGTAGAGCATTTCATATGATGCATCATCAGGCATCTCAAACATGGATTGAACCATGTTCTTGTATGGTATCTGATAGAGAGAAGACTTATCCTCGTGGTCTCCAGGAAGGAAACCAATCTCCCTAGTAGCGACAAGAGAGCGGACAATATAGATCTTTTCAAAAGGTGTATACTCATTGAGTACATCCTTAAGTGCTTTGTAAAGAGCAACATATGTTTTGCCTGTGCCTGCTACACCATAGGCATAGACCATCTTACCTTTGTCCCACTCATCAAACATGATTTGTTGATTGTGAGTAAGAGGTTCGATTGGAACCATGTATGCTTCATCAATAGGTTTACGACGCTTCCTTTGCTTCGCATTCATACCCTGTCCTGGTGCTTTAGTAGTCTTCTTTCTAGCTGGCATGTCAGTTATACTTTTGTGTGATGGTTCTGTTTCTTGGTGCTTTAGGAGCAATCTTATTCTTCATTATATCATGAAAACCAGGATGTGTTCTACTCATCTTGTCTCTCCAATCACCAACCTCACCAGAGGCAGGGCATGTAGATGGATCACTCCAATCTCTATCCCATTCTGGATTGTCATCTTTCCACTGACCCCATTCATGAACACTAAGTATTACTTCTTTTTGTTCACCAGTTTCTTTGTTAATCACTGGATACGTCGCCATCGGAACCCTCCTTTACTTTATTAAATCCAAATGGACCTGCTAGTTTTTCTTCTAGTGCTGCCTTCAGAGCAACACCACCAATCGCTTCCATAACTTTGAGAACCTGCTCAGGTTTGGCATCCTCCCCAAGTTCTTTAGCGATATACCAATACTTAGGCCAGAAAGTTTTGCCTGCCAATTGATAGTCTTCAAGTGTTAATAGTTTCATGACCACTCCAGTGCTTCAGCACAAATAGGTAATTCTTTGACAAATACATCGCGACATTGATGAGCGATATCCATGTGTTCTTTCTGTGTTCCATGAGCAGAACGCAGATCGATATAATGCATCCATGAACGAACTGAACCGCTCATGTAAATTTTTGTGGGAACTGCTAAAGGAAGCACAAAACGAGCACATTCCTTAGCAATATTTTGAGCAAGCATCTCACGATAAAGATCCATACCTTCAGCAAAATAGTTCTGCATAGCAATCTCGAATCTCTGACGAGTGAAACCATCAATGTCATCAATACTATTCTGCCTGTTCTTTGTATCTTGACGACGCAACTCAGGTAGAGGAATCTTATCAGTCAACATAGAACTATCAGCATACCGTTGAGAAAACTCTTGGAATGTGAAACTCCTATGCCTCAGGATCTGAGCTGCGATTCCGCGATTCGTTTCAATCTCTAGTGTCATGAACGCTTGTTCAAATACAGACCAGTGATTATGTTTGATACAATAACTAAGGAGTCCCGAGACTTTCGGGTTGTCCTGGTTGTTCGGGTTGCTCACCCTCGCTACGTACCCCATCATCTTCTCCGCTTCTGGGGTGATAGAAACTAGACGGACTGACCCATGTTGTTGCTTCATTCTTGAATCCTTTACTCATCATTTCACGTTTTTTCTTGAGACCTGCCTTCGCAGCACGTAACTGCAGTCGCATGTAATGGATCTCTTCATCAGTATACATCATCGGATTCTTATCCGCAAGCTTAATCGCTTTCTTTGCTACTTTAATTGTGTCTTTAAACCTCAATGGGTTACCTCCTTTAAGTACTGGAGGAATGCTTCTTCAGCACCCTCTGTTGATTGATTGCCCTGAGATACCCAATGATGACAGAATTCATATAGATGCTTTCCTGTTTTTAATTTCAAATAGTGTTTCAATTTAATAAACACATCAGCACGAAGAACCATACGTTCATCGCTGTATCTCCAATCAGATTCAATATCCATATATTTATGGGTAGTATCGATCCATCATAGCACAAAAAAAGGAGGGTCGCAACCCCCCGTGATGATGTTATGCTAAGATTCTCCTACAAATACGTTTACATAATGACTGACCTTCTCGACATTCGATTAAGCATTCATAGTATTCATTAATTGTTTCTAGTTCCTCTTGTGATTGTTTTACAGATGATTCAAAATTTCTCCACTCATGTAATTGATTGAAAGAAATTAAATTATGCATGATGCACCTCCTTGGTATAGAATAAAACTAAATCATAACTAAGATTTGTTTATTACATCACTAGTCCTCATTTCTATAACTAATTATAAGGGTTTCATAACATTTTAGCATCCGTAAATATGCTCAAAAATAAATAGGCACAAAAAAAGAAGGGCGTTAACCCTTCGTTTATAAGTTTACAAGTAACTCACTTACTATAAGTTTTACCACGATAGCAGAATGTGCCATGGGTTTCCTTTGATTCTACACAACGTGTCGAATACTCAACACCACGATATGTGGTCATAGCAATCTGTGCGTCATGCAAAGCAGATACTTTATTAATCTGCTTCTTGATCATGTTTAGTGTGTTCATTTGTCAGTCTCCTGAAGTTAGGGTTTTTAATCCCCGTTCCTTCAGTCGTGTGCGTCCCATGGATAACATTCAGGCGTTGATTCCTTCATTACCTCAATCAACTCTACCTTAAAAGCATTTGAGATATTCTCGTTTGCTTTCATTCTTAGAATGATTGCGTCAGCTTGTTGGCAGGTGAGTGATGTATAGAATAATAGTTCTAGCATGGGATGAACGGCTCCGTTCCGCGACTTACTTGCGTCCCACCCAAGAGTGGGATGAACGTATGGTAATTATACCATACTTTATTTATGGTCGCAAGTCAACTTCCAGATAGGTAAAATGAATCTCCTCTCGCATGACAAACTCTCTTGACCTGTGCGTCATAGACAGGAACTGTTCCAGCACCAGTAATTAAATTCTTGGCAAAATCAAATGCTTCTTTGAATCTACCAAACTTATACACATCGTCATAAGTTTTAGCAGATACGAGAACACCATCCTTCCTCCATGTCTTCATCGTATGCCAGACTGTAGGTTCAGATAGTTTGCGATAGAAAATACACCAATTACCTTTTTGATTTGCACTCATTTGCTTTTCTTGTTAGGATTTTGCCAGAGTTTAGGATTAGCTCTACCCTCTGTTTGTTTCATACTAATCACATTATGATACTTGTCCCAGTAATGGTCAAATATTTCTACTTGTTTAGCAGATATAGCAATGTCATATTGAACACTACCTTCAACATCATACTCAATAATATAAGCAGTGCATGGTAGTGACGTATCTTTTGCTAATTCAGGATCACAATTTTCATGAAGTAAATTCAAGAGCGACCTCCCCATTGAATCTGGGGATACGCTTCTTCAACACATTGCTTTGTGATCTTCCAACGCTTACCGATCTTTTTATCTTTCATTAAACATAACACTTCTGCTTCTCCTTGATGGAGACCTTCGAGAAGTTGAATGAATAAGGTTTCGCGACGATTTTGTGATACATTCGCTCCACCTTTAAAGAAGAGATAAAGTTTACGATACTCATGAACAAGTTTCGTATGCTCTGTCTCTTCTGGTGCTTCATTCTTTTCATAAGGAACTTCACCTTCTGGAAGCATAGAAATAATGCTCTCATCAAAGTTGGCAATTAGAATTTGCCTGAGTGCTGGAGAGTTATGCTCCACCAAAAGTTTAATTTTTTGTGCCTTAGTTTTAGCGTTGCTTATTTTTTGCAGCACTTCATTCAGTAATAATTGCATGACCTAATTAATATCATAAGTGTATTTATTCTTCCTCAAGTTCCTCTTCATCTACAAAGCGAACTGACAGAAGTTCTTCGTTGATCCATTGACCGTCTCCGTCTAACATTTCTGGATGGATGTTGTCTTCTTGCATACGATACATGTACTCATGGAGTTTTTCGTTTGCTGTCCACCCAGCAATCACACCAACACATAAAAATATAAAGGAAACAGTTGCTGAGAAATAAACAATGGTTGCTTGCGTCATTGGTTCAACTCCAATTAAATTTGTTTGCTGTCCCACAAAAGTTCAAAGTTGAAATAGACTCTTCGCTTTAGTAGGGTAAAAAACCTAGTGATAGCGATACCTTTTGATGGGGGTTTCGCTTCTTCCTTTTCTGCCTTCGCCCCCCGAAGCAT